AAAACCTGCCCCAAATGCGGGGCGTGTTGGATTGGAGGTCAACACTTCTGGTCTGGCACAAACAAGAAAGGTGACGAAACTCAACTCGCTAGTCTGGTGTGCGACAGAATGGGTGACGATACCTGCATCAACCCAGCGAGGGGATCCACCAAAGGTGATGGGTGGGAAAAAAGGTTAAATAGTATGGAGAGTTTAGAAAAAGATTTAAGAAGAGCAAATGAGTGATGCAGTATATCTTGGTAATCCTAATTTAAAAAAAGCAAACACACCAATAAATTTCACTAAGAAGCAGATTCAGGAATTTATTAAGTGTAAAGACGACCCAGTTTATTTTACAAAGAATCATATTAAGATTGTTTCTCTGGATGAAGGTCTAGTTCCATTTAAAATGTGGGATTTCCAAGAGCAGCTGATTACAAACTTCCACGAAAATAGATTTAATATTGCCAAACTTCCTAGACAGACAGGGAAATCAACTACAGTTATTTCCTATCTGTTGCATTATGCGTTGTTTAATGATAACGTCAAGATTGCTATCCTCGCAAACAAAGCGGAAACTTCTAGAGAATTGCTCTCTCGTCTGCAGTTAGCTTATGAGAATCTACCCAAGTGGATGCAGATGGGTATTGTAGCATGGAATAAAGGATCCATGGAATTAGAGAATGGCAGTAAGATTATTGCTGCTTCTACATCATCTTCTGCTGTCCGAGGAAACTCTTTTAACATCATCTTCTTGGACGAATTTGCATTTATTCCAAACCATATCTCAGAGCAGTTTTTCTCCTCTGTATATCCCACTATCTCATCTGGTAAGACAACTAAAGTTATTATCATTTCTACCCCACAGGGTATGAATATGTTTTATAAGTTGTGGCATGACGCAGAGCGTGGTAAGAATGGATATGTGCCGCTTGAAGTGCATTGGTCTCAGGTTCCTGGTAGAGATCAGGCATGGAAAGAAGAGACAATTAGAAACACTTCAGAGAGACAGTTTACACAAGAGTTTGAGTGCGAATTCCTAGGATCGGTTGATACTCTTATCTCAGCATCCAAACTTCGCTCTATGGCTTATGAAGATCCCATTCAAGATAACGGCAAGGGTCTTAAGGTATACGAAAAAGTAAAAGAAGATAAAGATTATATTGTTACAGTCGATGTGTCGCGTGGTACAAACAATGACTACTCAGCATTTGTAGTATTTGATATTACTTCTTTACCTTGGAAAGTGGTTGCGAAGTATCGTAATAATGAAATCAAACCTATTCTATTTCCAAGTATTATAGACCAAGTTGCCAAAAATTACAACAAGGCATATATCTTAATCGAAATTAATGACATTGGTGAGCAGGTTGGAAACATTCTTCATTATGATTTAGAGTATCCAAATGTGCTCATGTGTGCTATGCGTGGTCGTGCTGGACAGATTGTTGGACAAGGATTCTCTGGCACCAAATCTCAACTAGGTTTGAAGATGTCTAAGGTTACTAAGAAAGTTGGATGCTCTAACCTCAAGACATTAATTGAAGATGATAAGTTACTTATTCCAGACTACGAAATCATCAGTGAGCTGACTACATTTATTCAGAAGAATCAATCGTTTGAAGCTGATGAAGGTCACAACGATGACTTGGTGATGTGTCTTGTATTGTTTGCCTGGTTAGCAGTGCAACCTTACTTCAGAGAGATGACAGATAACGATGTAAGGAAACGAATCTATGAAGAGCAGGCGAATCAAATCGAACAAGATATGTCACCTTTTGGTTTTGTGGTAGATGGATTTGATGATGAAGAAAGTAAATTTGTAGATGAGAATGGAGATGTGTGGCACCTCGATGAGTATGGTGATGTAGCACCAGAAGTTTCTTATATGCTTGGATACTAATGGATATAGAAGATCAGTTTTCATTAGAGCATTTATTGTTTCGTGAAAGGACATGTAGAGTCTGCGGCGAAACAAAAGATTTAATGACTGACTTCTATAACATTCGTAAGGGTAAAAAGTATTTACCATCATCATATTCATATGAGTGTAAGGACTGCACAATCAGAAGAGTCACGAATCGAAGACAGAGAAAACAGACGCAATTGTGGGAGTATCCTGATTGGTAGAATGCTCATGCATTGTTTCCCCATTTGAAAAAACCATTTTCATAAATATTTGTAGATTAAAATGGCTTCTATAAGGAGATAAACATGGCGGGTCAAGTATCACCTGGAATTGTATTAAGAGAGCGTGACTTAACCAACTCAGTAGCTGTAGCAACTCAATCTAACACTGCTGCTTTAGTAGGTGCCTTTGAAAAGGGACCAGTTGGGACAATCACTTCTATTACTACAGAAAGAGAATTAGTAGACACATTCGGCAGACCAAATAACAACAACTTTGAAGATTGGTTTGTCGCCTCGACATTCCTCTCATATGGAGGTCAGCTTCAAATCGTAAGAGTTGAAGATACTGCACTTAAGAATGCTGCCACCGAAGTTACTGGCACTTCCACAGATGCAACTAAACTTCCTGTAGAAAATGTCACAGGTTTTAGCGTCGGTAATATTGTTAGAGTAGACAATGAGTATTTTGAAATTACTGCAATTGACACATCAGCAGAAACTTTAACTGTAAACAGAGCACAACTAGGAAGCACTGCCGTTAATCACGATATTCTTTCCTCTGTAACTAAGTGGTCTTTAGCACTTGCTGGTGGTTATGCAGGAGCAGTTACTGCAGAAACTCTAGACACTGTAGAAAAAATTATCACTCTAGATACAACTACAGGACTAAGTGTAGGTGACTACATCAAGATTGGCAGTGAGTATATCTACGTAGAATCGGTAGAAGACAATAACATTGTTGGTAGAAGAGGTGCTCTCGGAAGCACAGCAGCTACTGCTGTTAGCGGAGCAGCTGTTACAAGATACACTCTTACTTCAACAGCAACAACAACTTCACTAACTAACGCATACCCAGTTGTTTCTGGCACCACTGCTCCTCTAATCAGATCTTTCTCTGATTTTGAAGCAAATCAAGGAACATACGTTTTCAAATTTGCTGCAAGAACTGCTGGCACTTGGGGCAATTCTCTCAAGGTTGCTTGGGTTGATGGATCTGTAAGCGATGCTGCATATGCAAACCTAGAGTATGCACCTTCAGCAAGATGGACTGGTCTAGCAGGAAAGCCACTTTCCGCAAATGACATTCACGTTGCTGTTATCGATGAAGATGGTGCAGTAACTGGCACTCCAGGTGCTTTACTAGAAACATTCCTATATGCCTCTAAGGTCTCCACTTCTGTTAATTCCGAAGGTGAATCAAACTACTATGTAAATCTAATCAACAGAAGATCGCGTTATGTTTATGCTAAGACTTTAGTATCGACAGCAACTGGAAGTTTATCTCTAATCTCTGGTGTTGATGCATATCAAACCGTATTGTCAAATGTAGAGAATGCTCTCAATCTTTTTGCGGATACCGAGCAACTTACAATTGACTTCATTCTTGCTGGTGGTAGCATCACTTATGGCGGTTCACCAAGAGAATCAACCAAGACAAAAGCACTCAAGTGCATTGAGATTGCTTCAGCAAGAAAAGATTGTATTGCATTTGTATCTCCATACAGAAACTTCGTAAGTCTCTCAAGCACAGATGCTCAAAGAGATGCAATCATAGAATTTTTTGACCTTCTAACAAGCAGCTCTTATGCTGTATTTGATAGTGGTTACAAGTATATCTATGACCGCTACAACGATGTATATCGTTATATTCCTTGCTGTGCAGATGTTGCTGGTCTATGTGTCCAGACTTCAGAAACTCTAGAAGACTGGTTCTCACCTGCAGGTCTCAACAGAGGTAATTTAAAGAATGCTGTTAAACTAGCATACACCCCAACAAAAGGTGATAGAGACAAACTCTATCAGAAGAGAATCAACCCAATCGTTGCATTCCCTGGTTCTGGTATTGTTTTATTCGGTGACAAGACTGCTCTTGCAACTCCAAGTGCTTTTGATAGAATTAACGTCCGTCGTTTATTCCTAGCACTAGAAAGAACAGTTGGTCAACTAGCGAAGAGCGTATTATTCGAACTAAATGACGCAACAACCAGAGGATCTTTCTTCACTAATACTAATTCCTACATGGAAGAAGTTAAGGCAAAGAGAGGTGTCACTGATTTCCTTGTTGTTTGTGACGAGACGAATAACACTCCTGACGTTATCGACAGAAATGAATTCGTTGCTGAAATTTACGTGAAGCCAGCAAGGTCGATTAATTATATCACCATTACTTTTGTTGCTACAAGGACTGGTGTTTCCTTCTCTGAAGTAACTGGTCAAGTTTGATAAAATACCATAAATTTTATTCATCACAGAGGTAACAAAAAATGTATAACAGCAGCGTATCAGAATTTTTATCAAAAGTAAAACAAGGTGCCAAGAATAACCTATTCTTAGTATCCTTCCAGTATCCACAGAATCTACCTGGAGTTCCATCTGATGCTAGTTTAGCAGATGTCCTTTGCAAGGCAGCTGCACTTCCAGCATCTAACTTAGGTGTTATTGAAGTTCCTTACAGAGGAAGAACAGTTAAGATTGCTGGAGACCGCACCTTCGACACTTGGACTGTCACATTCATCAATGACAGAAATTTTGAAATCCGTCACTCAATGGAAGCTTGGATGGAGTCAATCAACTCCCACGAGCCAAATACAGCTGAGAGATATGTGCCTAACTTTGGTGCTCAAGGTTATCTTGCAGACCTTAAGGTTAAGCAGTTAGAAAGAGATGCTGGTCCTACTGGATCTGTGCTCAGAGAATACTCCCTAATAGGATGCTTCCCAACTAACATTTCTCAAATTGATCTTGCTTATGATAGCAATGACCAGATTGAAGATTTCACGGTTGAATTCCAACTACAGTATTGGACAGCAAACACAGGTAACGCCACACTTGCTGTAGAAGCATCGGACGGAAAAATTAACTAAATAGTAAAACAACAAAGTGATTTTTAAAAAATGAGTCAACTATTTGGTTTCTCAATCAACGGGGCTGTTTCAAAACCAAAAGGACAGTCCCCCATACCCCCTAGTCAGGATGATGGAGTAGCTACCGTTGCTGGTGGCTACTTTGGTCATTATGTGGATATAGAAGGCGTAGCGCGTAATGAGTTTGATCTCATTAGGCGTTATCGTGATATGGCGTTGCATCCAGAAGTAGATAGTGCTGTTGATGAGATTGTGAATGAAGCAATCGTAAGTAACGAAGACCAGTCAGCAGTTTCAATTGAATTATCGAATCTGGAAGTAGGCGAAGGAATCAAAAATAAAATTCGCAAAGAATTTGAGTATATCAAAAAACTTTTAAATTTTGATAAAAAAGCACACGAGATATTTCGTAACTGGTATATTGACGGACGAGTATATTACCATAAAGTAATTGACCACGCAAATCCTAAAGGTGGTATTACAGAATTAAGATATATCGATCCTCTCAAAATTAAAAAAGTAAAGCAGAGATTACAAGACAGAGAAAAATCATCACAGCAATTAATGAGCAAAGGTGATGGTGCTCTCACTGCCGATGCATATGATTTTGGAGAATTCATTGAGTATTATCTTTATAATCCAAAAGGTTTTATTTCATTTGCAGGCGGTCCAGATCCAATGCAGGGTGGTCTGAGATTTGCAGCAGATTCTATCACATTTGCACCATGCGGATTGATGGATTTAAATAAGAAGATGAATCTAAGTTATCTTCATAAGTCTATCAAAGCACTCA